GAGGGTGTTTCAGATGCTAACGCAGAACAGAACGCTCTACTCAGAGAACAAAATGCTCTCTTGAGAAAACTGCTTGAGAAAGATACTGTCGTTAATAATGTTATCGGTACAAACGATATAATCAATGGATTACAAAGAAAGAACCGTAGGGACGGCAAAACAGTCGTACCTGTAAGCGGTTAAAAGGAGGGGTAATTTGATGGACGAACATAATCCTATTAGGTCGGTAGATGGGGTGGCTATCAAATGCCCCTCTGCTTATACCTATAAGTTAGAGGATGTTTCCGCCTCAGATGCAGGTCGTACAGAGGATGCGATTATGAATAAAAAGCGTATCCGTCAATTAGTCGGCTTAGAGTTATCTTGGCAAAACATTACAACTAAAGAGGTTTCTACAATCCTTAAAGCATTTAACCCTGAATATATAGAGGTAAATTACCTTGATGCTATGGAGGGCAAATATGTAACAAAGGAATTTTATGTAGGTAATCGTTCTACACCTATGTATAATGCCGCAAAAGGACTGTGGAGTAATCTTAGTTTTAACATTGTGGAAAGGTAGGTTATTATATGGCTTATCCTATTACACAAGAGGTCTTAGACCTTTTTACAACGCAACACAGACAAATAGTAGATATTGCTTTTAATGGTGTTGCAGAAACAAAAACTTTAACGGAGAAAGATGTCATACAAGGCGGACTGTCTATAGACCGCTATTGTGTATCAGGCTCTCGCATAGAGATAGGCTCTGCTGTTGCGGCAGAATTAAGTCTTACTCTCGATAATACAGACGGCAAGTTTAACGATACCACTTTTGAGGGTGCAGAACTCTTTATAAATGTTGGCACAAAGAAGTGGGAGGCTCGTAAGTGGGAAAAAGCCGTAGAGCATTTTATTCCTATGGGATATTTTACAGTAGATAACTCTCCTCGTAAATTGTCTCATATTACACTCTCAGCCTTAGACCGTATGGTACATTTCGATAAGGATGTAGAGCCTGAAAAACTATCTTTCCCTATGACAGTCGGTAATTTGTTGGAGCAGATATGTAATATATGCAACGTGGAACTTGCTACAGACATTCTCACTCTAATAAATCAAGACTATGTTATAAACGAATATCCGCAAGGAGATGACCTCATTTATCGTCAACTGCTTATGTGGATAGCGGAGATAACCGGCACTTGTGCTTATATAGATTGGGAGGGTAAACTCCGTCTTGAGTGGTACAAAACTGAAAGTTCTGCAAGGATAGATGCCGCTATGCGTTTCTCCTCAGACCTTTTAGAAAATGCTCTTACTATATCGGGTGTGCGTATTAAAGTCTCTGACGAGGAAAATGTACTGTTTGGAGATGAGAGTTATGCTCTCTTGATTGAGGGTAATGGTCTTATACAGCACGATAGCGAGACATTAGCACAAAGCATTTATAGTAAGGTAGGCGGATTTACATATACACCTTATGAATGTATTGCTAAACCTTTTGTAAATCTATATCCGCTTGACAGTATAGTTTTTGTGGATAAAGACGGTGTAGAAGTTCCTACAGTCGTTACTAACACTACTTTTCTTATAAATGGTAATATAGGCATTTCTGCTAAGGGCGAAACGGCTACCAATGACGGTTATGCAAGTGCTAATCCTCTTACCAAACAAGAGTCTGTTATCATTGAAAAAGTAAAGAAAGAGGCTAATAAAAATCTTTCTGAGAGTGTGCAGTCAATACTGTCGTTTAACGAACTTATTTCAAATGCGTTAGGTATATACGCTACTGTCGTTACAGACGATAGCGGTGGAAAACAATATTATATGCACGACTCCCCGAACTTAGAGGATAGTAATACAATCTATACTCTAAATACAGGCGGTTTTGCTTATACCAATAGCGGTTGGAATAATGGTAATCCTGTATGGCAGTATGGATTTGATAAGAACGGTAACGCAATATACAAAAAAGTATGTGCGTATGGTATGGAAGTTTCCAATCCTAACGGCTCGTATTCTGCTACTATTTCTCCCGATGCTTTCAAAATATGGCAAAATGCGGTGTTATTGCTCGATGCCTCAAAAGAGGGATTAAAGATATTTAACGGTGGTATAACCATATTTAAAGGTGTAGGTTCGTACGCAAAAAAGGCTATGTACTTCGACTCTGAGGGTAATATTGCCATTGACGGATATTTAACTCAGTTAGGTTCAAAATATAAAGCCTTAATTGGTTCAAACGAACAGGGTTATGGTGGTTTCTATATATACAATCAAAACTCTAATTATTTAAGAAATGATGGTACATATAAACCATATTTTGAAGTTTGGAGTTCAACAAATAATCACACCTACATTGAGGGTACAAACGAGTTGAAGTTAGGAGTATCTACTATAGCGGATGAAGACGAGGGCAATTATGCTCATTTGAGTATAACTCCTGATGGTGCAGAAACTTACGGTATTTGGAACATAAATGGAGCATTGAATATTTACAATGCGGTTAAGGTTCACAATAATATGCTCCAATTTTGGTACGATGACGGAAATGCCGAATCGGGTTTCATTGGCACAGGAACGTGGGGAGACAAAAAGATATTACTGCTAAAAAGTGATGGCGTTCCGTTATATATGACTTATGCTGATGATTCAGGAAATGACGGAGCACATATCGTTTTAGAGGGTAGCAAAGGCACACTGTATGGTGCTTTTGATTTTAACCAAGACCAATTTTTTAACTATAATATCGGTTCGGCATATGGATTTGTACTACAAGTAGGTTCTACAAGATACGGCAGTTTTTACAAGGCATCAAATAATAATATCGTATTCAACACTGACAGAGGTACAGATTTAGTCTTTCAGGTAAATGGCGATGGGAAATTGATTGCTAATTCGACAGGCGGAAAAATGTACGGTAGTTGGTCAATCAGTTCGTATCACTCCGGCGATTCTAATGCTAAGGCAGGTTGGTACACATCCTTAGTAACAGACCAAACCGGAACCGGCGGCGGTAAGTTATGGGGAACTTGGTATTTAGGTAACAGTACGGCGATAACCTCTGACGAAAACAAAAAGAACTCTATTGAAGAATTACCCGAAAAGTATAGTGCGTTGTTTGATAACCTTAGACCTGTTCGCTATAAGTATAATGACGGTACAAGCGATAGATTCCATACAGGTTTTATCGCTCAAGAGGTAGAACAAGCCTTAACTAATTCAGAGATTGACTCTCAAGAGTTCGCAGGTTTTGTCAAGAATGAGGACGGCGAATGTTTCCTACGATATGAGGAGTTTATTGCTTTAGCAGTAAATGAGGTACAGACCCTTAAAAAGAAAAACAGCGACCTCGAACAGAGAGTGGCTGATTTGGAAAGCAAACTTGAAACTATATTAAGTAAATTAGGAGGCGAAACAAATGGCGGAGATAATTAGAGAAATAACTGTGGATGTTGCTAAGGCTAATGTTTTTCAGGCAATAGTAGCGAAACAGTTTGACAGTAATTCTCGATTTCTTAAAGCGACCATTACAAATGATGGAGAGCCTTTAACGATACCCTCCTCTGCATCTGTAACGATAAATGCGTTACGAGAGGACGGAAATGCTGAGGCTTTTCTCGGTTCAGTTAATGATGACGGCACTATTACAGTTCCGCTCAGTAATTGGATGTTACAACACGATGGCATAGTTAAGTGTGATATTAGTATTGTTACAGCCGATAGCAAGTTGACTACAACTATGTTCTCCCTTGCAGTTGAGGAGGCGGCTTACGGAGGCTCTGATATATCAGATGACCCTAATTATGATTTGCTTATACAACTACTTGAGGACTGCTCGGCTACAAAAGAGGATTGTGCTAATGCTACCTCTGCGGCAAATGCGGCGGCAAGTTTAGCAAATACTAAAGCAGGTCTTGCTGACTCTAAGGCTACACTTGCGGCAAATGCGGCGGCTCTTGCAGAAGAAAAGGCAAGTCTTGCTGATACCGCTACGAGCAAAGCGAATACTGCTACAGCCAATGTTAATACGGCGATTACTAACGCAGAAACTGCTACCGCTAATGCTGAGGCGGCGGCAACTGCGGCAAACGAGGCGGCAGATAAAGTAACAGACCCACTACAAGCCGTAACATTTCTTTTGATAAATCCAATAGCGGATTAGAGTCTGAGAATGTTCAGGATGCCATAGACGAGATTGTTATTAAAGTCGGTGGTATGGCTAAGGTAGAAAGTTGGGCGGATGTTCAAAATATCGTAAATCTCGGTATGGCACAGAATGTATTTAAGGTTGGAGAACAGTTAGAGTGCGGTCATACAAAGTATGGTACACTCGTTTGGGATATTACCGATGTTACTCCCGAAAAATTAAGTCTGTGTGTGCATAAATGTCCTGTGTCTTTACAGTTTGATGCACGAGAGGCTTTGTATTACGCAGAAACGGAACTTGCCGCAGGTACATACAATTTCACTATTGTAAATCAACCGTGGTACACAGCCGATAACGGCAAGACATTCCAATTTACTCTTACTAAGCCTGTACCTCAAGGCGGACAGATAGTTCTTGATATGACCTATAATGCCGCTCTTGCAGGTAAAAGCGTTAAAACTTATTCCGGTGGAGACTCTACTACAGTTATAGAAACAGCAAGTATAACAGAGGGTTCTGAGGGAACTGCTTTCGGTAAGACAGACGGCTCGGTAGCAAATGTAAACCATATACAGAGAGCGATTATGGGTTCAAACAACTATAAGGAATCGGCTCTCCGCCAATGGTTAAACAGTGATGGTGCGGCAGGAACATTTTGGACTCCGCAAACTGTATTTGACAGACCTCCCTCTTGGGAAACTAATACCGCAGGTTTCATTAACGGCTTGGATGCAGACTTCTTAGCAGTTATATCAGATACTACTTACGATGTAGGTCTTAACAATGTTACAGACGGTGGCGGTAAAGAAACTCTAACCGATAAGTTTGTATTGCTATCTCGTGATGAAATTTACGCAGGTAGTGAGGGTGGTGTAACTCAGGGAGAACCCTTACCTTACTTTAGTGAGTTCTCAGACCATAGTAGTCCGTCAACTGCGGCAGACAGTAATCGTATTAAGACTAATGCGAGTGGTACGGCTACTTATTGGTGGCTCCGTTCGCCGGGCGCGAGTA